GGCGATGATCAGCTCGTCGGTCTTGCGCCCGAGCGCATAGGCGCCGGCATTGGCGATCACCGCGCGCTCGTCGTGGTTGATCTTCAGCTCGTCGAGCTTGTCGATCCAGTCGCCGGCGTAATAGTCCGCGAGGAAGCACTCGACCGGCTCGTGTTCGAGGTTCATCACCGGCACCGCGCCATGGCGCGCCTTGGTGCCGGCGACACCCTTGCCGACGCGCTGGAACACGGTGGAGGCGCCCTTCACGCCGGTCTTGGACCGGACGGTCGGGCACAGCTTGGAGCCGAGCCGCTGGTAGGACTGATGCACCTCCGTCTGAAACTGCTTGACGAAGGCCTGGTCGATCGAGGTGGACACGATCGGGATTCCCTGGTTTCGGTTGCGGAGCGGGTTCGGGGTGTCGCGCGCGGTTGTCCCGGACGGGGCCGCTCGGCGCCCGCGCGGAGGCCGGGCCGCAGGGGCGGTTGACCGGCCTCCGGCCGGCGTGCCGTCGCAGGGACGGCACGCCGAAACAGGTGGGACGGATGCGCGGGGAAGGGGGAACGCGCATCCGTCCCGGTTCCGGGGCGAGCGCGGGAAGGGGCGCGCTCGGAAGCCCCGGCCCCCGGCGTCCGTGCGCGCGGCGCATCGGACAGCCGAGAGGAACGGCGTGGACGGGCTCAGCGCTCGCCGGGAAAGAGCCGGCGGAAGCCGTCGGAGACGCGGGCGACGAAGTCCGGGTCGCGCTTCTTCCAGTAGCGCGGGTCGCGCATCATCGCGCGGAGTTCGTCCTCGCCGAGCGACGGAGCCGGCTCGGCGTCGCGCAGCAGGCCCGGTTCGTTCTTCTCCATCATCCGGTGCAGCGCCAGCACGCCCTCGTAGGTGGAGGAGAGCGCCTCGAACACCGGCTCGGGCAGCTTCGCCTTGCCCCAGGCGGCAAGCTCGCGCGCCACGCGCGCCCAGCGCTCCGCGCCGCCGAAATGATCCCTCAGCCGCTCGAGCTGGCGCTCGGCCTCAAACATCTGCGCGGCTTCGGCGATCAGCGGCAGCAGCCGCTCGCCGGCGAGGTCGTAGACGAGCTGCACCTGCGTCGGCGTGAAGCCGGCCTCGTGCAGGCGGCGGTTCACGTCCGGATCGGGGCTGAGCAGCGGGTGGCGCGGCTCGATCGTGTAGGCATCCGGCGTCTCGGGCACGCCGAGCGCGCGCAGGAGGCGGTTGCGCGCCTCTTCGTCCGCTTCGTCCTCGGGCAGCGGCACCATGCGCGCGAGCCGCTTCTCGAGCTCGAGATAGGACTTCAAGAGCGCCTCGATGCGGATCTGTCCCGCCTCCTCGTCCCAGAACTTCTCCGGCACCTCGGGCGGGCGCTTCGCACGCGCGGGCGGCTTCGCAGGACCGGTCTTGCCGCCCGAATCCTCGAGCGTGATGTCGATCAGGTTGTCAGCCATCGCTCTTTCCTCGTCAGGCGGCCGGGTCGAGGCCGTGATGCGGGGCGTCGGCGTCGGCGGCCGCGAGCGCGTGCGCCTCCTCGGCGGCGCTGACGACGAGATCGGGCGGCACGCCGAGCAGGCCCGCGAGCCAGCGCGAGGCGGCGGCCGGGTCGGCGGTGTGGGCCGCGGCGGGGCCGAGCGCGCGCACCGCCTCGAGCCACATCAGCGTGCCGGCAGCCTCCGCGCGCGCCTGGAGCTGGGCAAGCGGGCTGCGCCAGACGATGCCGGCCATGCCCCCGTCGAGGCCGAACGCCGGCACGAGGCCGCGCCGGCGCAGGATCGCCAGGCACCGGTCGATCAGCGGCGTCAGCAGCTCCGTCTGCAGCCGCCCGAAGGTGGCGCCCAAGAGCCGCGCCATCTCGGCCGAGCGCTCCATCACCTCGGTCGCGGTCATGCGCGCGCCCTGCACGGGGCCGAGCCGGTCAGCGAGCAGGGCGTGGCGGATGCGGGCGCGCAGATCGTCGAGCACGAGCTGGCTGACATCGAACCGGCCGGGTGCCGCGAGCGGCGTGAGCCCGGAGGAGCCGACCGCCTTCGGGATGATCGCGCCCGGCACGAGGCGGATATTCGCCGGGTTCAGCACGCCGTCGTCGTCGGCCTGCCAGATTCCCGTCACGGCGATCGAGGCGTTCTTCAGGATCAGCTCGACCACCTTGTTGGCGGTGCGGATGTCGGGCAGCGCCTTCATCACCGGGCTGCGGCCATAGGTCTCGCCGGGCGCCTTCATCCAGCGGAAGGCGATGAAGGGCGAGCTTGCGAAGCGGCCGCGCGCGAGCACCGAAGCCGGCTCGTCGCCGGCGCGCAGCAGTGCCGCGTAGGCGTAGCCGCGCCGATCCGGCATCACCGCCTCGATCACCTCGTGCCGGCGCGGCTCGTCCTCGCGCTCCTCGAGCTCCACCGCGCGCGGCAGCGCGACCCCCGGGAAGCGGGCGCGGATTTCCTCGCGCGTCATGCGCAGGCTGCGGAACACGGTGTCGAGCTTGCGCTCCGGCCCCTCCTCGAGCGTCACCTCGGCGAGCGGCACCGCGGCGAAGCGCAAGCTCGAGGGCTCGCCGGGCGGGGCCTCCTCGATCGCGAGGCAGGCGGTGCCGGCGATCACCAGGTCGAGGAAGCACTGGTGCATCTCGACGGTGAAGTTCGACCGTTCGAGCTCGGCGTGCAGGGCCTCGGCCGCGGTCTCAAGCGTCGCGGCCCAGGCATCGCCGGCGAGGGTGGCCGGCACGGCGCGGCCCGGAGCGAAGCCGAACCAGCGCAGCCAGGGCGGCGTGAGCTCGGCGAGCAGCGAGGCGGCGAGCTGTTCGGCGGCGTCGGGGGCGGTGCCGTCGTAGATCGGGACGCCGGCCTCGCCCGGGCGGCCGGGCAGCGCGTGGTCGTAGCAGTCCTTCCAGATCCCGTCCCAGATGCGGCGGCGGGCGAGCGCGCGGGCGTGGCGCGCGAGGATCGCCTCGGGGTCGAGGTCCACGGCCGGCCTCATTCGCCGAGCAGCGACTTGCGGCCGCGGGGCGGCAGGGCGTCGGCGAGCACGCCGCGCCAGGAGGTGGCGACGGTCTCGGCCATGCCGCGCCTTCGCGCCTCGAGGGCGGCGAGCCGGCGGGCGCGCGCTTCGTCCTCGCGCGCCGCGGACGAGCCGGCGGGCGGCTGGATCGCGGGCGGAGCGGGGGGAGGTGCGGGCGCGCGGAACAGGCCACCCATCGGGGCTCTCCTCGGGACGGGACGCGGGCCGACAAAGCCGACGGCCGGTCCCGGAGGACCGGCCGTCGCAGTCGGGGAGGGAGGATGGAACCAGCGGGCGCACTGCGCCCCTTGGCGTGATCGTTCTAGCGGCAGGGGTGCGGGGGTGTCAAGACTTTTTTCCTATGACCTTGATGCCGCAACGGCGGCGAGCCGGCGATAGAGACCGAAGGGCGTGAGCACACCCCAGCCGCGCATCCCGAGCAGCCTCAGACAGGCGGTCACACAGGTGAACGGCGCCAGCGACGGCCACAGGCGTGGCGTCGGGGCAACCGGGGTGAACGGGCCGAGCACCCGGAAGCCGGCACGGCGCCAGAACGCCGGCAGGTCGAACTCCGGCGCGACGGCGAGACGCTGCACGACCAGCCGCCGCGACAGGGGATCGACCACCGTCCAGCCGGTCGCGTCGGCAATGGCGCAGAAACAGTGCCGGAACCCGGGCCTGAGCAGCCTGAGCCAGGGCAGGTCGGCGCGGCCGGAGAACGCGACCCAGACCGCGCTCGGGGGCAGCCGTCCGGCGAGATGCGTCATGCGACGATGCCCTTCATCCTGAGCGGCCATTCGAGCCGGCCGAGCGCCTCGCGCCAGAGGCGGAGCGCGGAGCGGTCGCCCGGGTGGCGCGGATCGGGCGGCACCTGCTGGTCGCCGAAGCGGCGCAGCACGCGCAGATGCGCGATCTCGATGCGGCGCTGGCGGTAGAGCCGGTCAAGGCAGCGGATCACGTCGTCGGGTTCGCAGGAGCGGGGCTTGAGCCCGAGGCCTGCGACGATGCGCGCGCCGGCGTTGCGGGCGGTCAGCGCGGCCATGGTCCAGAACCAGGCCTCCTCGGCGGTGGCGAAGGGTTCGGCGCGGCCCGGGGAGGCGAGCACGGGGGCGTAGCGGCGGGTGGTGGCGGCTGCAGGCAT